AATGTCATCAATGCGATAATGATTGCACATTAGGAAAAAGTTACCAGCAGACTCATTGATTTCTTCTGTGAAATACATGCTGTCGCCAATGTTGAGATACTTTGCCCAGCGATGAAGCTTGTCCTTGGTGGTTGGTGCATCATCTGTGATACATTGCCAACGGTGCAGATCCGAGCAGATATGAAACAGTCGTGCTTCCTTCATAATGTCATTCAGCATTTCTGCTAGAATGAGCTTATTGGTTTGCTTTGCCTTTTTGGCAATAGTAAAGGTTGTAAGCATATCAGCATCCTGTTGATCCCGACTGTAGTTATAAAACATACGCTTACTATGAACCTTCATTCTGAGCTGTGCCATATTATAGGCCACTAGCTCATTCTTGTCATGATCCGTTACGTTTGGCACCGTAACCTTAATTTCTGGAGTCGCATCCATTACAATATCCATAACTCAGTATACTATACTTTATCTAAAGAGCAATAAATAACGTATGCCCAAATTATCGCTCTGGCAAAAAAATAAGAACTCTGACTATCATTTCTTTGATAAAACTATTAGGGAAATGTTCCACGTTGGGGCTACAGATATGTATGTTCATAAATATTTGGGTCCAAAAGCCTCAGGTATGAGCGATGATCCCACTCAGCCAAATTATGGGAATAACCCAGGTGTAACTGATATTCAGGATGTTTTATTTTTGGAAAATAGGGACAGAGCATATGATCCTGACATCTTTGAACTGCGTGGCGCTTATACTATTAGCGATGTTGATTTCAATCTAAGCCAATTTGGTATCATGTTGGAAAACGATGCCATTGTGGTCACGTTTCATATTAATGAGACCATAGAACGCATGGGTCGCAAATTACTAAGCGGTGACGTATTAGAGCTACCACATTTGAAAGATGATTGGAGTCTAAATACAGAACAGGAATTTAGTCTACGACGTTTTTATGTTATTGATGACGTTGCCCCAGCCAGTGAGGGGTATAGTCCAACTTGGTGGCCACATCTTTATCGTATAAAATGTAAGCCAATGACCAATAGTCAGGAATATCAGGATATCATCAATCAGGAAACCGGTGGAACTAACCCTGATGGTAGCAATCAGACCATTGGTGATCTGCAAAGTCTATTAGATAAGAATATGGAAATTAATGCTGCTATTATTGAAAAGGCTGAGCTAGATGCTCCACTCAGTGGTTATGAGACACGTCAATTCTTTGTCATACCTACGTTGTCAAATGGTGTAGTTAGCACAAACTCAAATTACGTCCAAAGTGGCAGTGGTGGTAAGATTATTAAGGTAGTCAATACAGCCAATGTAGAACGTGGCATGTTAATTGTAGGAGCAGCATTGCTACCAAAAACTTTATATGTTGACGAAGTTATTGATTCAACTACGATCATGCTAAATGCTGAACCAGAGGTTTATCCAAGTGATGGTGATTTTATACGATTTGTAACCAGCACCGAAGGACTCAGCAGTGATGTTCTTACCGCCAAGGCCAATGGTTGGACTGCTGGCTATTTAACAGGAGATGGCGTGCCACCAAATGGTTATCCAGCAGGTCATGGAGTGGCCTTTCCCAATACTCCCACTGATGGTGATTTCTTTCTTAGAACTGACTATTATCCTAATAGGTTATTTAGATATGATGGAGTAGCCTGGAGAAAGATTGAAGATAATGTTCGTATGACTATGACTAATACTAATACGAGACAAACACTTAAAGGTGGATTCGTTAATAATACTGCTAAGAGTAAGATCAGTAACAGCCTTGAAGTAGAACAACGACAGTCTCTGAGCCAGGCACTTAAACCAAAGACAGATTTATAGGAGAACTACGATTCAATATTACTACGATGGCCAAGTGAGACGTTATGTTACTCAATTCATTAGACTGCTAAGTGGATTTGGTTATAAAGCCGGCGTTGATGCTAATGGAAACAGTGTAATCAAAAATGTGCCAGTAAAATACGGCGAAACTAGTCGTCAGGCCAGCTTTATTGTCCGTGACAACAGTCTGAGCTCCATGCTCGCAATTCCATCTATGGCCTGTTATATTAATGGTTTGACATACAATCGTGACAGAGTACAGGAACCAAATCATGTTAGTAAAGTTCATATTCGAGAACGCAAGTATGATTTAGACACTGATAGTTATACTACAGATCAGGGTCAGGGATATACAGTAGAACGAATAATGCCAGTGCCATTTGATCTAAACATGGTGGTTGATATCTGGACCAGTAATACTGATCAGAAATTACAAATACTAGAGCAAATTTTAGTATGGTTTAATCCCAGTATGGAAATTCAGACTAATAATAATATGTTAGACTGGACCAGTCTAAGTCTAGTAGAGTTGAATGACATTACCTATAGTTCCAGAACTATACCAGTGGGAGTTGAAGATCAATATGACATTGCCACACTAACATTTAATATACCAATTTGGATTACACCACCTGCCAAAGTTAAAAAACTTGGAGTCATTCAGACTATCATTGCTAACATATATGATGAAGATGGCTTACTGAATGAGGATGTTAGCAGCGGTACTCTAATGAGTCGCCAATTTATTACCCCAACCAATTTTGACTTGCTGTTGATAGATGGTGAGGCAAAGTTATTAGCACCAAGCGACACAGTTTCAGCTAAAAATAATGAGCTTGATCCAACACAAAAGATTGGTCCTGATCTAAGCTGGGATAGATTAATATCATTATATGGTGATCTTAAAGATAACATCAGTCAATTGCGCTTAACCAAAGAAGATGGCACAGATGTAGTTGGTCTTGTGTCTCGTGATCCCAATGATGTTAATATTTTAAATTTCACCGTAGATCCTGATACAATACCAACTAACACATTAGATCCAGTTAGTGCCATAATTAATCCCATCAATAAGGGTCCTGATCATGGACTACCCAGTGCAAGCCAGGGTCAGCGATATCTAATAGTAGATGATATTGGAAATGTCGATAACGATCAACCAGCAAGCGCCTGGGGAAATTTGGTAGCATCAGCTAATGATATTATTGAATATGATGGAACTGGCTGGACCGTAGCTTTTAATAATACCAATCATAATAATGAAGAATTTATGACCAATGCTTTCACTAATATACAATATAAGTGGACTGGTAAACAGTGGGTTAAGAGTTATGAAGGAGAGTGGTTCGCTGGTTCATGGACTATTGTAATCTAAGTTAGAGTAGCTTTAGACTTCACCAGTCATTTATGCTATAATTACAATTATGGAAACCAATTACGCGGCTGGTGCTTTATTTTACAGTATCAACACCAATAAATTTTTATTCTTACTTCGTGGTGACTCCAGTTTTAGTAATAAATGGGGGATCGTTGGCGGGAAGCGTGATCCGGGCGAAACCGATATTGATACAATCTTGAGAGAAGCTCGTGAGGAACTGGGTTTTCTTCCCTATATTCGAAGTATTGAAGAAATTGATCTATATCATAGTGCCGATGGTAAGTTTCATTATAGCACACATTTTATCACTGTAAATGATGAGTTTAGACCATTATTAAACCGTGAGCATTATGGTTATGCTTGGGTAAAATATGAATGTTGGCCGCGACCATTGCATCCAGGTTTGATGAAAACCCTTAGTAAAGAAAACACAATTAATTATATTAAAAACAAAATCAAATAACATCTAGACCAGCTTTTGCTTTACACTGGGTCTTAAAGGGCACTCGTTATTCTTGAATTTTTCTACG